ATTTCAAAAGTTAAAAGCACTGGATTAGCCAAGACTAATCGATATCGAGTAACCATTGCGACACCGGCTTTAATGCCCGAATTTATGAACTCGGGTCGATTGATCACTTTGTTCTGCGAATCAACATCACTCCCAGGACAAGTTGTTGCGACTACACACCAAAACATTATGGGAGAGCCCCGTGAATTTCCATACATGAAAAAGTATGATAATATACCAATGTCATTTTATATTGACAATAACTTTGAAGTCAAAGCGTTCTTTGACAACTGGTTGAAATATATTTCTAATCATAATAATAAAATTACCGGCTATTACTTAGATTACATATCTCCAACCATTGAGATTGATGTATTACCTATGGATTCAGAGTCACCGACTCATACAGTGATACTACATGAGGCTTATCCAAAAGCAATATCTAACATAGTCTTATCTGCTAACGCTCGTGATGTTGCTAAAATCACCGTAAGTATGAATTATAAATATTATACGACAACAGAGACTAGTGTTAGAGGGTCGTTAAGTTCAAGTGGTGGCATTCGGCCCAATCAACCGCTTAATATACAACCAGACGCTTTTCAGGATCGCCCACAGTTTCTTACCGCATCTGGGTTTAGTGGCTCATACATTAAAACCGCTGATCAATTTGGTATTAATAGCAATACTGATCCAACAGAGCATTTCACTCTATTGGCGACAGACCTTATACAGACTCAAGGTCGTTTTGCTGAATTATATGCTTTTTCATAAGAGGTTCTGATGGATTTTAATGAAAAGATGGATCGATCCCTAGTTTTGACGGCCAATCTAATAAATCTTCTGAATATCCAAGAGATTAATAGAGGCGATTATAGTGGTCTTGATGAAAATGAATTACAACCTTATAATGAATTCATCGATAATATCACAAGAATGAAAGTTATCATAGCAGAAAGAACTTGACCGGACAAATGAAATGAAAAAACTAGATGATGTATTCGATATAGAACCATTTGATAGGACCGAAATCATTAGTCAATCTGGCGATGTGATTGTACCCGATCAAGGTAGTACCGATAAGAATATTGATTACGATTACGAAAAGACTAGATCAAACTTGCACAGTCTTTTGCAGCAAGGTCAGGATGCGCTTTATCATGCTCTTGAAGTCGCCAAGCAAGCTGAATCACCCCGACACTTTGAGGTGGTGTCGGCAATGATTAAGAACTTGGCCGATATCAATCATCAACTGTTAGATCTATCAGACAAGAGAAAAAAGATGGGATCTGATACCAAGAAACAAGACTCATCTGGTCCTCAACAAGTTACCAACAATGCTATATTTGTCGGTTCAACAGCCGACTTGAATAAAATGCTACAGAATATCAGAGGTGAAAAGAATGGCTCTACCTAAGAATAACCTTCCCGTTTATACACTAACAATCCCATCAACAAAGAAACAACTAAAGTATCGACCATTTGTTGTTAAAGATGAAAAAGCTTTACTGATCGCCCAGCAGTCAAAAGATGAACAAGTGATGCTAGATACTCTTAAACAAGTTATTCAGTCTTGTTCTATAACTGACGTTGATATTGAATCTTTGGCCACATTTGATGTTGAATACATCTTCACCCAACTTCGTGCTGTATCTGTTGGAGAGATTGTGTCCTTGATTTTCCGCTGCGATACATGTGAAGACCCCAATGCTAAAGCATCAGTTGATATTGACCTGCAAAAACTTAAAGTGTTTGTCCCTGAAAATCACTCGACAAAAATCCCTCTGTTTGATGATGTTGGTATCAAGATGAAATATCCAACTCTATCAACAATTGCTAAACTCGGTGAAGATATTTCTCTCGATGTTATTATGGATTGTGTTGATTTCATCTACGATTCTGATGAAGTTTATAAACCGCAAGATCAGACTCGCGAAGAGCTTGAAAACTTTTTTAACAATCTAACGTCAGATCAATATGAAAAAGTGGAAAATTTCTTTGTAACAATGCCAAGTCTAAGATATGACTTTTCATATACGTGCCCAGTATGCAATAAGAAACATGACCGCTATCTGGAGGGTCTAAGTAGTTTTTTTTAATTTTACTGCACCACGCTGATTTGTTCAATTACTATAAGTTGAACTTTGCTCTGGCGCAGTTTCATGGATATGATATTGAGCATTTGGAAATGCAGTTGCCATTTGAACGAGAAATATATGTTGCTCTATTAATGCAACACATCGCTAAACAAAAAGAGCGCCAAGCTAATCAACGGTAGAAAATAGTAGAAAACTATGAGAAGACTATTACAAAAACAGACCCAATCACTTCAAGGCGCTAGAGCATTAGCTCAGGCTATAAGGTCTGATATACCCCAGTCTGGATTGGATCCTACATATAATCAACCCACACCTCAAATCATCATTCAACAAAGTGGTTATGAACAGCCTTCTCCAATTGCCCCGACTGCGGCAGTTCAGTCAACTGTTCCTGGACAAAAAGATCCGGTCACTGAAGAGCTAAAGCGACTTGATGCTGATGTAAAACGCGGTCTTCTGGATAAAACTGGTGATGGTGCTAACGCTAATATTATCAAACTTGGTGAGCAACTAAAGAGAGTTGCTGAAGGCATTAAGAATATCTCTGGAGGTGGATCAAGGGCTGGCGCCCGCGAAATTCAATATGATAACGAAAGGTTATCTGCCATTCGTATGCAGGGCGAACGATATATCCCGGGTATGCGAGAGTCTCTGGGGTTGGGTGAACGTGATGCATTCAGTGGTCTGAAAAATCTGTTTAGTTTATCACCACTAAAAGATTTCAAGATGGAAGATATTGATGAGCGATCACTATTTGGTGGAGCCATCAAGCGAAAAATGGCCGAACGTCAATACGCAGCGGATCAGCTTGCTATGGCCAAAACTCTTAAAGGCGATCTTCGTGCAGATGTTCGTAAGAAGAAAGAATATCAGGATGAAGACGGACAATTTAGTGAAAAGATTTTTCGACAAAGAAAGATTGAGCAGTTTCGTGAACAAAATCGTCTTCGTGGTGAGATTGGCAAAACCGTTGAAGAAATCGATCGACTCAAACACGATCAGGGGTACACCGACGAACAGATTAAGAAAACCGGATTGTATAAAACTCTTCAGCAACAAGAGCGAGAATTATCCGCTGCAGATCCAGATCGTTTTGCCCGAGACGTAAAAGAAGCTAAGAAAAAAGATATTGAATCCCAACAAGCGAATATAAAAACTGCACCATTAGCAGCATCAGTAAAATCTAATGATGTTGCACCAGATATGTCTGGCATGGATGTCTCTGAGAAAGAATCAGAGCAAATGTTGGTTGTGTCTCAACAGATTGGGCTATTAAAACAAATTGAAGAAAACACTAGACCATTGAAAGGTCTTGCGTCCATTCTTAAATCTGCTATGGGTGCTACTGGGGATGGATCTAGTGGTGGTGGCGGTGGGGTTGATCTGGGTAGCTTGGGTGATGGTCCAGACCGTCGTCAGCGTGTTGGTAGGGGAAGCCCCGGGTCTAAACTGAAACAACTTGGAAAAGGTGCTATCAGCTTGGGCGCAAAGGGTGCTCGAGCATTAACTCCTATAGCAGCTGCTAGTGTACCACTATTAGCAATGAAAGGTGTTTCTGATTGGGCAGAAACGGCGTCAATTCAAGACGAATCTGGCGACTTAACGACAACCGGTGAAGTTTTAGAAACCACTCAAACAACTGTTGGTGGCCAAGGGCTTAAGCCCATCGCAGAAATGTCAAAATTGGAACAATTGGAATCAGATACAAAAACTGGATGGTGGGATATTTTTGGTTCTAAAAAAGCGCAAAAGAAAAAGCAATATGAGGGGTTAATTGAGCGTGGTCAAAAGTTCACACCTCAAGAAGCTGAAATTTTGAAACGAAATCTTGGTTTGGATGTGTCTGAGCGCGATATCGCAAAAGATTCCCGATCACATACAGATTCTAAATTTATTCAGCCATCAAAGATGTCAGGTCAATATAAGATAGTTACCGGTGATCCGGTAGTTCCTGGGCTATCATTATCACAAAAACAAAATCGCACCTTTGAAAAAATATTGATTAATACTAATTCAATTGAGCCGCCCCAAGATATGGGTGGTCAAGTATATCAAGAATCCGATGAACTAAAATCTACCGAAAGAGTGTCTGCCCAACAGACACAACCAGCAACTAATATTGTTAATGCTCCAACAACCAATGTCAGCCAGACAACCAATAATATTACTAGACCTTCGGCGAGAAATACAGATTCGACATATCGAGAATACTCCAAGTCCAGATTTGCTTGGTGAAAATGACAAAAACTAAAAAGGGACCGAAAGGTCCCTTTGTTCTATGTCATATCCTAATTAGTCATCATTGACCAGATTTCGGAAGTATGCCATGGTATCACCATCATCGTCATCAGAGTCACCAGAATCGCTTTGGAGACTCGTTTTAGAGTTCGATGTAGGAATACTTGTCCGCGTGGTATCAACCTTCCTAGTGACATTCTGGGTGACCTGAGTAGTATTATCGTCATCATCAGCCGATTCAAATTCACGAGCACTACTAGCAGGCTTAGAATTTAGAACAGCTTCAAGTTTCTTACTTAGTTCATCGTATGACTTGAACTTGCTCGGATCGACGAAGTCCTTAAGTAGATACTGACGATTCACAATCTCAAGAATGTCTTCCTCGGAGTCAGCAATAGCACTTGGACTTGCAAAAGTACTTTGATCATAGTTGGGATACCCTTCAACTTTGCGTTGGCGAAGCTTGAAATCAGCTCCTTCCCAAAGATCAAAGACGTTCACTGGATCCTCATCCTCGAATGTTGGCCGAGCCTTATCCATGATCTTGTCAAAGATTTTCTTACCAAAACGGAATAGGCGGACTTGTCCTTCATTCTCTGGATGCTTGGGATCAGACACGATATAGACGTTTGCAATGTAAGCCAGCTTACGTTTTTGCTTACGGGCAATTTCCTTATCTGATTCGATGCCGCTGTTCCAATACCCGCTATTTTGTTCACACACGGGACAGGATTCACCTAGAGTGGTCGGGCAATCCTCGATGAACCAACGACCAGTGGGTCCCTGGAATCCATGGTTGAATACGCGAACCCATGGAAGTTCATCCATTACATCCTTTCCATCAATCGACTTTACAGTTCGAGGGAGAAAGCGAATTACTGCTGTACCGTTACCAGCTTTGTCGACTTCAAGCTTCCAGAAACGATCGTCACCATATGACTTTGATTCTGGGTTTACCATTTTCTCAAATTCATTTGAAATCTTTGAGAAATCCGTATTGCGCATTTTGCGTAGTTGTGCTAGATCCATGTTTGTATTTCCTTAGTATTAACGTTGTGTGAACGAAGTATATGCGTTGTCGTCATAATCTTCATATGTGCCAAAGATATCACCGTCATCGTCTTCAGCAAAAGTATTTATCACTCTCATTCCCTGCCCCGGAATGTTTCGGGAATGCTTGAGTGGACGGTTTTTCTTACGACGATCATTGAAAAAATCATCATCGTCGTTGTAATTCAGTTTTTGTTTCTTAGCCATGATTCAGCTCAGTTAGGGTCTCTTTGAATTGATTGTAAATTGTACTACACTTATCTTTGTCGAACTTGACAAATCTTCGGGATTTTTGGATCGTCTTAAAATACTCATGCCATAACATGATCATTGGCTCCCATTTTGTCAAGTAGTTTTCAAGTTCTTGGATGATTACCATTGATTCTAACGTTATGTGCCCTCCTAAGTATAGTAACAAAAGTTCTGGGTCTCCGTTATCAATTGAGAGCATTGATTGGCCAGAGAGTTTCTTGTTCTCAAGACTAGAGAAGATTGTTGATAGGTCATTTCGAAACACCTGAGTCATCGACTGTTTACGCTTAATCCAAATATCGTAATATTCATGAGCATCACCGCTATAGATTTTATCCGGATTGCCATAAGCAAAGTTTGCGACATAGAATTGAATTAGATCCCGCTCATTGACAAATTTCTTAGCCAGTCGCTCAAATAGAACTCGATCTCTTCTTTTGTCATAATGTTCCCTGAGATATTTGGTTTTACCATTTGTCTCAAAGACATCATACTTTTCAGATTCAAAGTGGAGTTTTACTGCCATATACAACTTACATGCTCTGAAACCATCCATTTCAAATAACCATTAGAATCGAGTACCTTCACTCAACCAAGCTTCTTCCAGAACGGCGCTCGAATCATACCATCGAATGTGACAGTTCTTATTAGGGCAGTAGTAGGATTGCATCATCGAGTACCACATGATAGCGGAGTCTTCGTCGGTAAAGATAGGGCTGAACTCCATATCATTGTTTTCAGAATCGACCCAGACAAATTCGTTATCGGCTTTGGATGGACCAATGTTATAGTTAATGAGTTTTAGTTTCATAATTAGTCAAAAAGTAGAGTGGGAACTTTAGGAAGCATATTAAGCTCACGGAAATCGTTCTCAATTTTATCTTTCAGCGGTTTGTTGATAAACTTAGCAACATCAGTTGGCTCTAGTGAATTTTCTTCACAATAACGAAGAATCGCGTCAATATGACTCACCTTGTTTTCATTGGCTAGTTGCTCAATATGGAGAGAGAATTGTGTCGGAGTTTCAAACATGTTTTTTCATTTTTAATAGGTTAAGTTGCTTAGTCACAGAAGAATATTCTTTATACTTGTCTTTATAAAGACGATTAATTGGATGATCTTGTTCAACGGTTTCCATCTTTTCTGAGAACTCTCGGAGAAAATATGTGAACCATCGATCGAGAACAATAAGACGATTGGATAGTTCAGTTTGATTCATATAGATTTGTCACCTTAACCACGTCGCATACGTGCAACATCTACTGCTTCTTCTTGTGAGAAAATGGGAACCATCGATGACTTATGCATTACCGCGATGCCGAGAATCTTATCACCAGTATATACCTTATCATCACCCTTAGTAGCATTGCCACGAGTAGTTTCAACAGAAGGGAGATGCTTGGTACTCCGATCTTCTGGGACACCAAGATTATATTTCAGTGGTTTCTTTTTCTCGATTTTCACTTCTTTCTTTGATTCATACTTTTTCAGCATAGCCTCCCAATCAGATTGAAGCTGCCGTTGTTTGACGTTAGGCTTTTTCTTCTTGGAAGGCTTTTCAAAGATTCTAATCATACTCATAATCAATCTCTCACTGTGAATGATAATGATACTATATCACACCCTGCTAACATTGTAAAACGCTTTAATCACTCATCCTGATCTTTTGCTTGAGTCATCTTGATCTCTTGCATAGTCTTCTTAGCCTTACGTTTCATCTTGTTATGACGTTGCTCAAGACGCTTCATGACATCATCCGCCGCAAGCCAGATATCGCGTCCGTCAAGCATTGCATTAATCTCTTTGTCAGTAAGAAACCCATCATAGACGTCACGCAAAAGACTTTCCGACCATGTGCGTTCAAAGCTCACTTGGTCGTACATTTCGCCGCCTTTTCCAAAAGTGCCCGATGAATAGTTGTGACACATCCAGACGCAATGATTAGAAAGTTCTACCATATCAGCGGCCAGGGCGATGATGGTAGCCGCCGAACAACATTGACCCTCAACTGATACAATGATTGTTGCATCAGAATCACCCATTGCTCGACCAAACTGAAGCGCTGTGAAAAGGTCACCACCGGGGCTGTTTACATAAATTTTGACCACATCTTCCGATGTTGCATGACGAATCATATCAAATACGGATATGTATTGGTCTGCCTCTTCCACGCGTCCAGTCAAATAGAACTCATGAAACATTGCCATTGGCTTACTGGCAAATAGCTTATTACTATTCTGTTTAATCTTAATGATTTCTTCTAGATCAATATTGGAATTTTTAGTTTTTTAGCAGTTGTAAAGTTTTGCATATTCTTCCCGTATTGTGATGAATTCTGGTAACCACTTTTTGACTTTTTGCTTGAATACTAATGCCGTATTGCTTTCATCGCAACCCATAATGATGACTAGATCTTCTGCAAGGATGCCAACTCTTTCCCATGCCATAAATGAATATGCCGCCGTTTGGTGAAAGTATCCATGAATGTCATCAAGCGTTTTGACTCGTCCGGATGTTTTGAAATCGATTACTGCTAATCGACCATCGTATTTTGCAATACAATCTACGGTTCCCGCGACCTGAAGTTTATCAG